GCCATTTGTGGATTAGCTAAATTAATTCTTGTAAAGGCATTTTCGTAATCTTTTGCTCCTTTCATTACAATTGTTCTTACTTCGTTTAGTTTATGTTTTAATGTTTCTAGTGGAGTTCCTATTGTATATAAACCTCCTACATCTGCAAATATCTCTTTTACTAACTGCCTGTCTCTGTCCGAAATAGTTCTTCCGCTTTCATTTAAAAATCTAGCTGTAAATTCTGCTTGAACAATTTTTTGTAATGATTGATATTGATCAGCTGCAGTTTGTTTATCAAAGTCTACGCCAAGAGCAGCGCCCATTTTTGCGCCTATTCTTGTTAAATATGCTTTTAAACTAGATGGGTTTCCATTAGCAAGAATAGCTTCTAACTCTGACAATCTTTGACTAGCTAAAGCATAGTTATCTAATTTTTCTACTATTTGATTTTTAGCATTATGCCAACCTGTATCAGTTATTCTTTCTCGTCCCCCTGGTGTATTAGGTTGGAAAAAATTAGCTTTAATTCCAGTTTGTCCTAGTTCACTTTCTTTAGCATCAGCATAACCAGTTCCTTTAATTTTTAAATATTCTAAATCCTCTTTTCTTTTCTTCTCTTCTTCTAATACTCTAGTAACTTCAGCATCTTCTAAGAATGCAAATGCTGTGTCTTCAGGGCTACCACCATACATACCAGCTGTTAAAGCTTTATCAACTATTTCTGGTGATATAGGCTTTCCTCTAATAGCTTGGCCTCTAGCCAATTCTACATTAGCTTCATCTAATTTTCTTTGTTTTTCTAAAGCTTCTATAGTTCTTTTTCTTTTTTCTTCATCTATTGCTCCAAACATTCCTTTTTTAGCTTCTTCCCAATTCTTTTTAGCATCAGTACCTATAGTTTCTGCAACTTCTTCTGGGAATAATTTTTCATAAGCATCAGGATCAAGCATTTTAGCTATTCCTTTTAACCCTTCTGCCTGACTAAATTGAGGAGCAAGTTGTTTTGCTACAGCTTCATCTGATTGCATAAGTTCTAATAACTGATCTCTATTGTTTTCAAGAATTTCAGCTACTCCTTTTGCTGTATTTATTTCTCCTAATTTAGCGCCACTCATACGCGCTCCAGAGCCACTGGTTAATTGAGCGATAGCAGTATCTATAGTATTATCAAGTACTGATCTATCACCGCCCACTAAATCACTAACCCTTCCTTCTAGAAGATTAAGGCCTCTTTGTCTGTTTTCTTCAAGATTTTTTAACCTTGTAATATCACTTGTAGTCATATTGTCTCCAAGTTGTTTTATTTGATTTATTTCCTCATCTAATTTTCTTATTGAATCATAAGAAAAACCTATACCTGATGATCCTATTAAATTATTACCCCAAAAATCCCTAGTCCAACTTCCAGCTGACGGATCAATATCAAGAGAACGAACAGGATTAGATTCACCTAATCTCCAGCTAGGAACTGGAGCAAGATAATACGCTAGAGTTCCAAGTCCAAGACCTCTACCAAGAGTTTTTAGTGTAGGCATAGCTGCTTTTTTAGTAAAATCTCTAAGAGAACCTATACCTTTTTTAAATTTATTTTTTAAACTTAATTTTTTTGGTGGTTCATATATGACAGGCGCACGATTAGGTGGAATAGGACGTAGTGTCCCTGTACTATATTTAGGAGGAACATTAGGAGGTTGATTAATACCCAACATTGAGCTTGTTGGTGGAGGGCCTCCTCTATTAAGTTTAGCTATTCCCGTAGTTCTATACACTACCACCTCCAAATGGATTAAATCCGGCAATTCCTGTAGCAGCTTTAGCTGCAGAAGAAGTTCCTACCGGGAATGGTGTTGGCATTCCATATAAACCAGGTGTTACCATACCTCCTAATTCTTGAATAAAACCTAATTCTGAGAAAGGTCGTGATTGCTCTGCATATATATTTTGTTGAGCAGTATCTAATAAGTTTTGATTATAACCTCTTAAATTTTCTCCATATCCAATAGATGTTGCTACATCTTGTCCGTATAAATCTTGAGCATTTGCTCCAAGAGTAGCCATGTTACTAGCAGTTGTACCTAACAATGTTCCTAAGTTTCCATAAGTAGAGCCAATGTTAGCAATCCCTGTTCCTAGAGCAGCATATTGTTGTCCTACATTACCTTGCCTATTTCTAAAGTTATCAAACTCACTATAATATAAATTACCTAAACCTTCAGTTAATGCTCTGCTTGTATCATCTTGAATGTTAGCTCTTTCTAAGCCAAAGCGAGAACCACCTAACGCCCCAGCTCCAGCTGCCTGTCTATCTAAAGCAGCCAATTGTCGTGCTTCTCTATCTTCTAATCTTGCAGTAAGATTATCAGCAACTTGTTCGGTAAAAGCATTTGGATCTAAACTATCTTGAAGTAAATCTTGTCCATAACGACTAGATAGTATGCCTTCTTTTACATAAGGGAGAACTGACCTAGTAAGACCTGCTTGTTCTCCGTAAAGGTTTCTAGCATCTTGTAGGTAAGGCATAAATTGACCAATACCTCTAGCTGCTGCTTCATATCCTGCTGTTTCTAATCCTGTTAGAGGAGCAATATTACGCATATAAGCGTCAGGACTAAATGCACTATACCCTTCAGGAGCTGGCCCAAATCCTGTAAAATTTCCATCTGCATCATATATAGGAGAAGCGCCTGTAAGAAGTCCCATCGCTGATCTTAAAACAGAATCATAAACGGCTTTTTGACTTGGATCTAATCGGTTCTCAACAGCACTTATTGAACTATATTCTTGAGCCATTATACACCTCTCGCATTTTCTAAACTATCCATTAGAGCATACATTTTTTGTGTTCCTTTTTCTCTAGAGCCTCCACCCGCATTTCTGACTGCTTCTGCTGTCATAACAAATTCCCCATCAGATAGCATAGCAGGAATATCATCAGATGTTCCTGTTCCTGGCCCATCTATTGCTCCTGTTTTTCTAGGAAATCCACCTCCAGCTAAATTTGCAATACCACCTTTAGCCATTCCTCTTCTTCTGCTCATCATGTTAGAGAATAATTGATCTCCTCCAAATCTTTTATTAGCTTCTTCTACTTGTCTTTGATATTCTAAATTTGCTAACTCTGTAGCTTCTCTTGTTGTTCTAAATTGATCAGGAAATAATTTTTTAAGAAGAAGCTTATTGATTTCTGTTCCCATACCATATTGACCAATATCACTTAAAAATCCTCCTGTTCCTCTTCCAAAGTAAGCAGGTGTTTGACGAGGGCGCTGAATATATTTACCAGCTGTTCCTATCATATTTTTATTTTCGTCTAATTGTTCAATTGCGCCCGTGCTATAATGTCTTTGATAACCAACAATCTCTCCAGTGCTTTGATTTACTATAGGTCTATCGTCAAACATAATATCACTCGTATCATATCCACCTCTAGTGTTTCGAGGGCCTCCTCCTAAGAAACTAAAAATACCACTTTTATTATTATCATTAAAATTTACATTTTGACTTAAAGGAATGGGTTCAAGAGGATTTCCTTCTTCAAATGAAAGGTTCATTCTTAAGTCCTCAATACCACCGCCTGGATTATTAGTTAGAACTGTTCTAGCGGAACCAGCTACAGGAGGGCCACTTCTTTTTTTGTTTGTGTTAATGTTTCTTTCTTCTACTTTTTGTGACTCTCTTCTTAGACGAGGATCTAATAGTTGACCTGAGTTTCTTAACAAGGTATTTATTCCAGCATTTTTAAAATAATCACCTCTGTTTCCTCCAGCTAATAAAGTATATAAACCACTTTCAATTAAATTTTCAGGGCTAAAATAATCAATAACGGCATCCTTACCATAATTAAATACATTTCCTGCTGAACTTGCTATATTTGAACCTAAATCTGACCAGAATCCCATATTGACCTCATGTTATCTGAAGCAATGATATTATAGCATCAATTACCGAACCACTTCCGGCATTAATTTTTAATATATCATTTGCTTCCAAAACTATAACTTCTCCGTTTTGGAGGACTCTTTCTTGTGTGTTTGCAGACACGGATGTTTCGTCCCACACTCCTGTGACACTAGCGGAACTATCTAATACTTTTGTAGAAACTGTGATAGCTCCTGCGGAAGTATTATATATATTTACAACTTTAATTATAGCTTGTCCACCGCTTGGACAAGTATAAATTGTATTATCACCTGAAGATAACCCATTTTTAACAATATTTAAATAGGCTCTTGCCATTAACTTATAAACCAAGAGTAAGTCTCAGACTCTTCTCTTGTCTCCTCTGCTGTTTGTATACTCAAAAATATTCTTTGAATATCCCCTACTAATCTACGAAAATACGATTCTGTATAGTTTCTTTCGGGTAAAGGTAAAGTAGTTTTGGTAAGAGCTTGTTCAGGTACTTTTGTCATCTTCTACCATCCGGCTTTATATCTAGTCTTACTCCACCTATTCTCCACTGTTGACCTACAGTATTGGTTTCAAAACGAAATGCTGCTTGCCTACTTCTTATACGAGAATATAATTGTTCTGATCCTGTTGTTCCGCTATTAGCTGCCCCTGTTTGAAAAGTAAATGTTTGATCGGTTGTAGGAGGATTCAAACTAGATGAATAATCTCTAACCTTTACAATTATATTCATGTCTTGTGAAGCTGCTGTTCCATAAAAATATATGTCAGGTAAAATTCTTCTAATAAACATCATTTGATTACCAGAACCAATTTCTATGTCACTTGATTCGATATAAGCTGTCATAGCTGAACCGTCATCATCGTCCCCTGTTTCTTGGTTGTAAATGTAATTATTTGTTCCAGCAGCTATAGGGTTAGTAACAGAAGTTCCTACATCATCCCAAGCTGTTCTATCCATTGTGCCAACAGTCCAAGTTTGGTCTAAATAATTATAAGTAACATATCTATTAACTTCAGTAGAATCAGCGCTTGGATAAAACCAAGACACTTCATTAAAGTTTTCATTTCTAGCGGCAAAAACTTTATATCTTTGAGATAAATTAATATCATCAAAAACATAATTTCTTACACTACATGGTAAAGTTTGAACAGAACCCGCATATACATAAAAGTTCTCGCTATCAGCAAAGAAAATAGTATTGTTGGCATTTACTGCTGCATTTGGAGATAAGATAGAAGTACCTTCATCCATTAAACTAAAACTAAACACAAAAGCTGAACCCGTATAATTCATAGAATATAAAGAAGTATCAGTCCAAATAAGTATTTCTTGTCGTGTTTTTATACCACCAATAATTTTACTACCTGAAGATAGCCTGTAATCACCTGCACTATTTTCATTTAAAACTTGCCATACATTAGGATTTTCTGTATCAGACCATCGAATAAGCATAGGATCTTGTGTGCTAGATCCGTGTTCATTAGCTCCTAAACACACAACGTGTTTACCTAGTTCACTAACAAGAGCTTGTGTTGCTACCGTTGGAGCAAATCCATCGGCTCCTGGTTTAGTAGACAAAGCAACAGCAGCAGCAGAAACGCCACCTGATTTATCCCAATAATACACACCACCATTATTAACATTAAATACTAAATCTTCACCAAAATTATCTTTACCCCATAGTCGTAATTGTTGGCCATCTGTTAATGAGGTAGCAGCATTACCCCAACCAATAAAAGTATCGGCTTGTTGAACAATAGCTCCAGCTGTATGTGTTGCGTCTTGTGTTCCTGATTGACCTCTTGTACAGCTTGTAAAAGATGTGGCTGTTAATGCTCCATAAGTTATTAATTCTTCATTAATTAATATTGTTCCTGTTACTGTAAAACCAGCAGTGGATACTACATTAATAGTAGCTGATCCAGCACTGTTAGTGCCTGTTGTAGTTGTTGATTGCACTCCTGTTTGTGTTCCCCCAAAAAAACCAGCTCCAAAACCTACACCAGCTGTATAGTCCACTGAACCCGTGTTAATCTGATAAACAGCAGTAA